GGCGGGGTCACACCCAGTGCCAGCAGAGCTTCTGCGAATTTGTCGTTGGACATGATGACTTCGCGGTTGGTCTCGGCTGTCTTGAGCAGCGTCTCTTTGCGGTGCACCTCATCGACATACAGTTGTTTCATCTTGTCTTGGTCGCCGACCAGCAATGGCTCTGTGAACATCCGCACAGTCATGTCGATCAGCCGTGCAGCCAGTGGTGGTGTGAACGGGTCGAACTTCTTACCCAGCTCTTTGCACAGCCACGTGTCGTGCTTGCAGTACTCAGCGTACTCCTCTAATTCCATGGGATTAAAGTCGGCGCGGCGCTTGCCCAGTGCCTTGGTCACAGCCGTGCCCTTGTCCGGCAAGTTGTACTGCTTGACGAGGTTGGCCAGTGAGTGTGATGTCAGGTACGGCAGCAGCATGCGCCCTTGCCCGAGGGTATCCATCCACAGCTTAGGCTTGATGCCGCAGCGTTGCGTCAGGATGAACCCATCGAACATGGTGTTGTGGCAGCGCACAGCGCTGTTGGCCCAGTCGTAGTTGCCGTGTAGCCAGCCAATAGTTTCCAGCTCAGTGCCAGAGAACCACACAGCATCCTCGTCGTTCTTGATGACAGACACCCCGATGATCTCGAAGCGGTCGTCGTTGATGTACGCATCCGTCTGCATCTTGCTGAGGCTGAACTGCTGGTCGTAGTAGGTCTCTAGGTCTGTCGTAAGGATGTCCATTACTTGCCCTCAAGCTCAATAAGCAGCTCAAGGTAGTGCTTAGCTTTTTCCAAATCTTTGATGCCATTCTTCGCTCTCCAGCGTGATACGTACTTGATGACGTTGCCCTCAAAGTACCCGATGCCATTGGCGTGGATGTACTCAACGGGTTGAATGGCCAAGTCTTTGTAGTGGTTGCCCGCCACTTGCACGTCGAGGGCACTCATGCCGTTCGCGCCTTTGCTCAACATACTCTGCATAGCTTCCTCCTCCTCTTCAGTCCATGGTGCTAAGTCTGGGAACAGTTCAAGTTGTTTCATGATCTCTCCAATGCTGCAATGCCCAGTAAGCGAATGACCACGTCTTGCACGTTCTCGCCGTCTTTGACGATGAATGTTGGTGGGCCTCGCCGTGAACCGGGGTGTGGTACGTATTCGTCTTGTGGGCGGTGTGTCTCCATACGCACCAGCGTGCCGTTGTCCACGTTGATGATGGTGAACCGCAACTGCTCACAGTTGCTCAGTGCGTCAGAGTGCTTTATCTCGTCTCTTCCGTACGTACTAGCGCCCAGAGCGCCAACGTGAATTGGCCCAATGTTTTTGCGGCCTTCGTTTTTGGTTTGGGCTAAGGCCCACTCCATAACTTGCTTCTTTAACCAGTTCATTCCTTTTCTCCTGTGTTGATGACGTGAAGTGTCATATGCGCTGTCGCATACATCTGCTCCATGGCCTGCCGCAATCGCAGGGCTTCATAGAACGCGTTGTTAAGCTGATGCCGCAGGTAGCGGTTCTCAGCTTTTGCCTGTTCGAGTTCGTAAGTCAGTTCGTCGTTCATCATTCTACGCTCCTGTCGAACGTCGGCAGTGGTGCCCAGTGAGTCCAGCCGTCAGCATCGCGCCAGCTACCAAGGACTGCAACGCCTAAGCGTTTGTCGATCAGCAGCATCTTCGCACTCAGCGGCGGTGAATGTTCTTTGGCATCAAGCCAGTGGTTGTTCACATCGACCACAGCAAAGCGGTCGTGGGTGAGTTTGTGCTCTGTCACTCGATCTCCTCTATGCGTACTCTGACGCGGATTGGTTGCGCTGTTACGCCACTGATCTTCTCGACTCTCATGGCAACTGCGGAAGCGTCTACTTTCTTCATGTACAGAAGCGGAACTCCGTCAAAGCTGCGGAAGTTGCGGCCTCTGAGTTTGATGGCCCATGCCTTAATGTCTTTTTTCATGACAGCGACTTCCATTTGCTCTTGGTCATTCTTCGTCCCTCGGTGTGCTTTTGCGCTCGCGCCAGATTGCATAGCCGCACAGCAAGCCGTGAAACCAAGCCACGCCGATCATCAGCCATGTTTCGGGGTCGATTTCTCTCATGTGTTCCCCCTGTTTCGGATGGCGGTGGCAATTTCTTTGCCATGTTTGTACCAATCAGGGCCGCCAGCAAAAACATTTAGGGCAGGGTGTACGCCAAGCGTTTCTGCTTTCTTTGCACACGCCTCTCTTTCGGCCTTAACAGCAGCGTTCCAAACACCAATTGCTAGTGCGGTGTAGGCATTTGCAGGGCCTTGAGCGCACAAGTCCATGTCAAGGTGGACTAAGTTGTTGTCTTTGTCTAACCTAGCCCATTCTGAGCCGGGTTCAGCGTAATCCCACACAACCTTGTCATTACCTTCTTCGTCTTTCACGGTTTCCATTTTGATGGTTCCTTCAAACGGATAAGTCATTTGTTCTCCCACAGTTTGTCAAAGCAAGGCTTGCAGCAGTCAAATGAACCGTACTCCCCGTCTGATCCATCAATCGACATGATGGTCGTTGTTGTTTCGCAGATTTCACACTTGTACGTCCCGATCTCAATGGATGTGCTTCTGCCGTAAACAGAATGTTTAGAGTCAAAGGCTGACCGCCTTGTAGCCATCCATACTTTTGCTGCTTCATTCATGCTGTCCTCCCTCTCAGCATCTCTGCACGACAATCGTTCCAGCCTTGGATGTATTGGGGATGCTCACCCTCTCGCGTTCCAAACGCATCGGGCACGGCTGGCTGTGCAGCCTGTGCTTCTCGCAGGGCGTCTTTTGCATCCTCAAATCCCCCAGCGCCGTATCGTGTTGCAGCTTCCAAGGCCTCCATCACCAGCTTAAATGCTTCTTTATCCATGTGCGTACTCCCCGTGCAGTTCTTTTCTCGCCGCTGTTGCTGCAATCGCCGCCGCATCCATTGATTCAAACGTACCAACGTGCTTTTGTTTACCGCTGATCTTGGTGTATGCAAGCCACTTTTTGTCCCGCTTGTGAAAACGAACACCCTTAATGCCGCTTGTGCTGTTTGCTGGAGCTTCACGGTTGCAGACGTTTTGCGAGACAGTCGCTGGCCGTAAGTTTTCAATCCGATTATTGGTCTTGTCTCTGTCAATGTGGTCGATCATTTCTGGCACATGGCCGTGATGAAGGATGTAGATCAGGCGGTGGGCTTTGTATGTCTTACCATCTAAAGTGACGTTGACATAACCGTTGCCGCAAACGGCTCCCGCTACTTTTCCCAATACAGCAGACTTTTTTGACTTCTTCCAAATTAGCTTTCCATCTTGATAGTCAAATGTTTCACGAATAAGCTCTTGTGTGATGGTCATTGCTTTTCTCCTGCGGGTGGGGTGGTGACATCCTGATGCTTGACGTATGCCCCAAGACTGTCCACCTCCATACCGCCTTCACCATCTGGCGAATATCGTTGCAGTTCCTGCACAGGTGCTGCGGGTTGGGTGGTGTAGAGGGGTTCATCGTAGGCAGACAGCTTCTCGTTGCGGAGTTGGTATCCGACATCAACTAAACCATTTCTGAGTTTTGTTTCTACTTTTACTCGCCACGCCACAGGCTGCACAGGCGCTGGCTGTGCGGGCTGGGTGGTGTCCTCAATCGCGTCATACGCCATTGATCGGATTTCCCAAAGAGCGTCAGGCACGGCTGGCCCTGTCGATTTGTCGTGGGCGTAGTCGCCAATTGATTCAAGGGCACGATTCAGCCGACTTATCAAGTTCCACGCATCCCAATCTGGCACAGGTGCTGCAAGGGCTTGCTTGATGGCGGTGATGGCTTCTTTTCCAACGCCCTCAGTGTTCCCACCACAGTTAATCAACAACGCCTCCAATGCGAGCTTCAATGCTTCGTCTTTCATTTGATGATCCTCAGAAAAGCGCCGCATCGGGCGCACTTGTACAAAGGTTGGCCCTCAACAGGCTCCCACATGTGTTGCTTGCAGTTGGTCATGTCTTCTCCAACTTCCAAGCTACAGCCATTTGTCTTAGGCAGTTGTCCCATGTGTCCGCGTCAAACGGTAAGCTGGCTTTGGGGTTGCTGGGAATACCCCAGTACTTGGTCTTTCCATTGGGTAGAACAAAGCTGCCCCGAACAATGTAGCAGCCCGGACCCATATAGAAGTTGTCCGGTAACTGCTCTATGTCTATGGGTTCATTTAGTACAAAGCCTTCTTCAATAAGTGTGTTGTACCGGCTCGAACCTACACAATGACGGTTCCAGTTTTCTACAATGTCTTCGTAAGTCATGTCTTCTCCAATATAGGTGTCATCTTCTTCAGGCGGAACTCTTCACGAACAAGCGCAATGGCCGCATCCATATCTCTCAGAGTCACCACCTCCATCTGTGCATCGTGCAGCTCCATGAACTCGTTAAGCGCAGTCATCTCAACGGCTTTCAAGATAAACCGACCAGACTCAGCGCCTCGCTTTCCCGCAGCACGCAAAGCCATCAGTCCTTGCTTGACCACATCGCTGTAGTCTTTGCCAAAGCCCATACGCAAAAAGGCTTCTGTGATGTTGCCCATGGCAATCAGTGTGTCTATGTCAGCGCGTGTTGCCCTACCCTTGGTCAGTGAGTCCAGTGCTGCATGGTTCTTGATCTTGAGGTCAACTAGGAACGCTGTATGCGAGCGCACAGGAGACAGGCTCTCCATCACAAATCCCATGGGGTTAAGCAGCACAGGCTTGGGCTTGTATTTACTGCGTTTGCGCATGTCACTTCCTGTTCAAGCCCCGAAGATTTTCTTGAGTGCGTCGTACAGCTCACGGGCTTGCACGATAGACAGTGTGTCCAACAGCTGCGACACAGTTCCTATGACACGCACAGGATTATCGGGCACTGATATTGTCTTCTGTGTCACCTTGGCAAGAGGCTTAGCCTTTTTGGCTTTGTCTCTGGCTATATATCCTTTCACGTAGTGGTTACCTACGGTTGTGTATGTTGACACGCTGCCATTCTTTGCAGCTTCGATGAGGCCGCGTTTGGTGAACTGCACGATCAGCGATGACGACGACGCGTCTTTGATGTTGGCTTTGCGTGCAAGCTCAACCAACTCTGATCTAGTAAGACCGGGATTGTCTCTGATGATGCCGAAAAGTTTCTCTGACACACCCAAGAAGTCTGGTATGCCTACTGCTGCGGGTAATGTAATCACGTTTGTAGTGTCTCCACCGTCGTCAAATTTAAGGTCTGCAAGCTTCTGCAATTCTGATCTCAAGTCAGGCATATTCGTTCTCCAGTTCATCAATGATTTCATCAAGCATGTCGTTGGCATGCAGGGCTTCCAATACGGACTCGTCCGAGGTCAGCGCGTCGTACTCGATTTCTAGTCTGTTGTACAGGTCACGCATGTGGCTCTTGAACGCACCCTCGAGCTCCTCCTCAATGTCAAGGCGTTTGTAGCCAGCGATCAGTGCCATCCATGCAGCAGTCTGAATCTCGGACTTGTATGGTGAGAAGACACTAGCAAAGTCTTCGTCGTCGTCGGCATCATGGCAGTCAAGTGTGTTGAGGCATGCGTCGAAGCGTGTGCAGTTCTCGTGGTAGTAGTGGCCCTTGTGCTCGACAGCAAATTTCCAGCCAGTGTTGGCCAGCGTTATGAGTGCTGGGCTCGTGTGCCCGAGAGACTCTAAGAACTTGGGCCAGTCGTCGACGCTACCCTCGAAGCATGCACCGTCGCCCTGCGAGTAAAAGCCACTGAAGTACATACGATGAACGTCGATGCCGACCTTGTCCATGTCAGCTTTGAAGCAGTCGTAGACTGCGTCCCACCATTCGAGGTGCTCTGTGTTGTAGTGGCGATGCTTGTCAAGTATCTCGTCTTGCTGGCGCTTGGCTAAGTTTTTGAATCTTTCCATGGGTGTCATTTGACTCTCCAATACTTACGCGTGGCTTGCACAACCTCTACATCCTTCGGAGGTATGGGCTCGAACTTGTTGCCGAACGGAGGCGTCCAGCCGAAGCGTCTCCATGTGGCCTGCACGTCGGCACCACTTGTCCACTTGTATTCGGGGTGGCCTACGGGAATGGTTGGGTGGGTGATCTTGTCTGTCATGGTGTGTCTCCTTATGCTGCGGAAAGTTTGGCTGCAATGGCTGCGGCTGTAAGTCCCTTGGTGTCCATGTCTTCAACGATCTTGGCACGCTGTGTGGGGCGCTCGAGCTTACGCTCAAGGCGCTCGATATCTTCTCTGTGGATGTACATACGCACACCGGGGAACAGCTTGACTGCCTCGTTGAGAGATTTGCACTTGTCAAGGAACTCGTCAATGTCTGTCTCTACCTTCTGCCAGCGTTCGTTGATAGTACGAACAATCGCTTCGCTAGCCCAGCGTTCGATAATCTCTTTGCGGCCAAGCGTCTCTTCAGGCATGTCGTAGATGAGGGCCATGCTCAGCTTAGAGTCGGCGCGGTTCCAGTAGTCAGTGCTTGGTCGACCGTAGAACACTGGGGTAGGTGCCTCAAAACTTTGGTTGAATGTAATGACTCTGCCATTCTCATCAGTACCTGTGATGGTGATGGACGCACCCTTATCAACACGTAGCCAGTCTTTGGGGATCACGTTGATAAGGTGAGTGTGATCCTTACCCCAGCAACCAAGGTGATACAACTCAGCCGCTACCACGTTCTTTGGTTTGTCGTAACCGGGCACGTCGCAGAAGATTTCATTTTTGCGCATCTGGTCGATCATTTCCTTTGTGCGCTTTCTCAGTTCTTTGGTGATGCCAACTGTTGCCATGATTAGATTCCTTTGTGTTGAGATTTAAAAGAGGCCACCTCTGTGGGTGGCTTAGTTGAACTTACTTACCGATAAACTCTTGGATTGCTTCTCTGAGAGCATCGCGTGTCTCTTGTGGTGCATCAGCAGCTAGTGCGTCGTAGCACTGCCGTAGGACTTTGTCGTATGCAGCTTCGAGTGCATTGATCGAATCGTCGAGGGATTTAGCCATTTCATTGCTCCAAGGTAAAAGGGATATTGTCGCCGCGTTTAGCGGCGGGTGTCGTCAGCGCTGCTTCTGTCTGCCAGCCATACGCTCTTATACGCTGACTGAGCGTTACGTACTTAACAACGCATCTTGGGTCTGCAGCCCAATCAGCAAACGACTTAGTCTCACCGAATGCGGTTAGGTGCGTTGTTGTTCTTCGGTTGTTAGCCTGCTGCTTTTTGGTTGCCCAGCGGCAGTTACCGGGTTCATACCCTAGGTCGTTGTTCTTTCTGTCAAGTGATGTACCTTTCGGTTTAGGCCCCATGTCAGTTAGAAAATTCTCGAAGCTATTCAACCAGCGTTCACACAGGGTTATGCCACGACCACCATACGAGTCGTAGTTTTTATTGGACTTAAGAGTGCATCGAGATTTTGCCTGCGACCAGCTTTTGTACTCCGTCGTTCTGCTTCTGCCGTGGCTAGTGTTTCTACTGATTAGGGTGTCCAAAAACAAACAGCCGCACGACATGATTTGGCTTGACGTAAGATTAGTTCGGCTGACATGTTTGATTACGCCGCAGTCGCATACGCACTCCCACTTTAGGCTTCCTTTGTACGATCTAACGACAAGTCGTCCGTATCTTTGGCCAGTCATGTCGATCAGTTTGTTCATGTTTGCTCAACAGTAAAAGGAATTGTCTCGCCGTATGGAGCTACAACGCCAGTGCTAATGCACCACAACACAGGGTAGTTGGGGGCCTTGGATGGCGTGAAGTCGGTGTAGCCGTCAGTCAAAGCCACAAAAACTTCTGGCTCAACACCATGCTCCGCCAAGTAGTCATATGCGCACTCAAGGTCGGTACCTCCGCCGCTGTAGAACTCAAGCGCAAATTCTTCGCCGGAACGAAATTCGTCGTGGCGTTGCACCTTCGTATCAACATACAGAACATGCACTGTTTCTGGGTTGCATTGCTCAACGATAGCCTTCAAGTGGCCGTTGTAGTGATCGAGCTCAAGCTTGCTGATTGAACCTGACACATCTACAAGGATAGCGACCGCCCCCATCTTGGCTACCTTGCCTGTAGATGGTAGATAGCAGTTGGTGAACCGCCGATTAGGGCGTGACCATGTGTAGTCACCGCGAGTTAAGTTTGTCATATGTCGATGAAGTATATCATACCACGGTGTGGGTACGTCGATGAGGTCAGCGACGATCTTGGCCAGACCACCGGGCATCTTGCCCTGAGCCTTGGCAGCTTGGGCAGCTTGGGCAATCTCTACGCGAGTCTCAGCGTCGATGCGGTCAGCCTCGTCCTGAGTGAGTGGTGAGCCACGCTCGATTAAGTCGTCACCTGTACCGCCGGGGCCGTGACCGTCGTCAGGATTGTCGGGCAGCTTGTTGTAAATAGCGTCGACTGTCTCGTCCTTGGAGCCGGGCATATTGACACAGCCCTCGATCTGCTGGCCGATGTTGGCTTCCTTGAGCATGTCGTTAATCCACGCGTCACCTGCGATGTTCCACTTCTTGGCGTGACGTGCGCCACGGCGCAGTGCATGCTGACCGATGACATGGCCGACCTCATGGCACAGCAAGAACACAAGCTCGTCAACAGACAGCTTCTCAACGAAGGACTTGTTGTAGTAAATCTGACCACGCTGATCGACAGCAGCAGTCTTGATAGTGTTGTCCTCGATGAGCTTACGCTTCATGAGGATGGATGCAAAGAACGGATGCTGGGTAACGATTGATACCTTAGCACGGTCGAGTGTTGTAACTGCCATGATTACTCCTTGTTGTGGTTGGGTTGTGTGCTGTCTAGCGTAGCGTCTGCCATGATTACTCCTGAAAAGTGATGATCTCGATTGGCTCAGTGCCTCTGAGCATGTCGGCTACTTGCTTTGATTTGTCTTTGAGCTCCTGTGTAATATGTTCTGCCAAGATTGCTATAACCTTACGGATTGAATCTTTGTCGTGCATGGTGACGTAGAAGTCTGGATTGACCGCGTCGATAAAGGCCATTGCCTCGATGTGCCGATCTTTGTAGTACCCATTACGATATTGAGGTTCCTCCACTAGCCACGCAATCCAGTCTGTATGGATGACCTCCTTTATCAATGGTGCTGCGTGTGCTGATAGACCTAGGATATGTAAGCCGTTCCAGTGTTGGTTGCTGACTTGCAAGTTGTACTTGGCAGCCAGTGCTTGCGCTATCTTCCTTGAGTCGGACGCCCAGCCGCCAGTGAGGACACGGTTTTCCAACTGCCGGATGATGCTGTTACGCATCCTCACACCCAGTCGTTGTGGGTACAGCTTAACTGTTGTCTCTGTACCGGGCATACCCGTGATACGCCCTCGAGCGTTGTTGTTCATAGTGCTCATTTCATCTCCTCAAAAAAGTAACTATCGTCTCTTTGCACAATCTTTCCTTTCTTTTCGTACACACCAACCAGCCAGTTGGCATACTTGTTCGCCCGATACGCCTCGGACATGGCCCACATCTTCATGGACTGGTTACGCCACAGCAGCACAGCTACTGCGACCATCAGGATGTATTCGAGGTCAGTGAAGCTCATCGGGCACCTCCACTTCATCACCCAGCTTGCTGACAACATAGCACCGCATAGCGGCGATCAGTGGTGTTGGGCCGTGGAGCAGGTAGCCGTTCTTCTCAGCAGACCAGAACGCTATGCTGCGTGGTGGGTCAAGCCTGATCTCTTCCCGCTCAATGATCGGCCCTCCATGCTCCCACTTGCCGCAGTAGTTGACCGGGGCCAGAATGCCCGTCAGTCGCTCGGCATGGTTTACTGCCCAGTTGAGGGCAGCGCCTGTCAGTTCTGATGTTTTGATTTTCATGAGAACATCGCCATCTTTGACGCCACGTCTTGCAACTTCTTCTTGGCCTCGTCGCGCTTGTGAGCTGAGCCCTTAATCATCTCCACGTCCTTGAGGTAGCCCTGCACTGCGTCCTCTAGTTCAGCGATATCCGCAAGCAACTCAGGTGTCGGGCTGATTGCCAGCTTGCGAGCCAGTGTGCATCCGTCGATGACGTTCTCGACAAGGCTGTTGTGAAAGCGTTCACCCTTGAGACCTTGGTACTCACCCAGCTTGGTCACCAGTGCTTGTATGGGCTTGAGCATGCGCTGCACAGTGTCAGCGTTGGCAGCTTGCGCGGCTTCTTCCTCGGCACGTTTAAACGATGCAACGTCTTCATCACTGAGGTCGAACAGGAAGTGCGACGCATCTGGCATGGGCTGGAAGCGCAACTCAGCAGACATGGACTGCCTGAAGTCTTCGGCAGTGGGGTACTCGGAAACGTTGGCACGGCCAGCTGCGTGTCCACTGTTGCGGTACATCACATCATCCAACACTAGCTGGTCATACATGGGCATGTAAGTGTCGAGCAGGTTGTCCACCTTAGCGATGCGGTGCTTCATCTCTTGCGTGTACTCCATGTACAAGTCATTGGGCAGGATGCGTGGGCCAGCATCCATGTAAGGCAGCGTGTTCTTCTTGTGGTACTGATAGAACTCGCCGTAGGACGACATGATCTGGTTGATCGCAGAGTCCTTGTTCCTAAACAACTTGGTCAGTACAGTCAGCGAGGTGTCGCCCTCTTGACGCTGAATCTTGTCAGATAGATACGCATCGCGCTTGGTGAGTGCTGCGCGACGAATAGTCAGCTTGACAAGAACTACCTTGTCCGAGAGTTTTGTAGGTGTCATGTTAATTCTCCAGTGTGATAATTGTTAAAACCCAAGACTTGGCCTCATCGAGGTCGTTGAACTCGGGTATGTCGTTCGGGCCTTCCACATCTTTGTGGTCTTGGACTTTCCACCGCATCGGACCCATACAACCACGGCCCGCCCGTCCAAGGTAGGTGATCGAATAACGAAGTCGGCGGTCAATAACCAACTTCCATACCTCGATGTGGCCGTCATTGCGTTCTTTGCCAACCCAGTTGTAGGTGGGTGTCACATCAGCACCTCGGCGTTCTTGCTTGCCCACTCGACGAAGCTACGTGTGTGCTTGATGGCAGGCACCAGCTTGATCGCGTCCTTGGTCGCCATGACGTTGAACTCGGGAGACAGGCGCGACAGGTACTTAGACACACGGTCGAAGTTGTCCTTGGTTGACTTACGAGCCAGCGCACCAGTCAGGGCATACAGAGTCGCAGGGTCTTGGGGTACGTCTGAGCCAGCAGGGTCGAGCAAAATGGAGTCGATATCAGGCAGTGACTCGTAGATACGCTTGAACCCAGTGTACTCAGCAGCAGCGCCCTCGCCCACCTCACCAGCGCAGTTGTCGAAGAACAGACCCCTGTCAAGGCTGTCAGGGATGAGGTTGACACGCTCCCATGAACGAGGCGTTGGATTGGCGAAGCGGTTAGCATCGAAGTCAGACAACAGACCGGGACGAAAGCGCAGGAACTGAATCAACACAGGGTCGATGCCCTTGTCGAGCGCCCATGCAGTCCAGTCCTCGATGGTCTCTTGGAAGTCGAAGCGCCGTGTACGGTTGGCCAGCTTGGATGTGATGCGATTGGCACCAGACTTGTCCTCGGTACGGTTGCCAGTGGCGATGATGAACAACTCGTCAGACAGCATGAGGTTGC